CCAGCCAAGCTGTACTTACTCGGTGGTGTCTGTGCCCTGGAGCAGATACCGCTCATCGAGGACTGCGCCCAAGCACCAGGTGTTCGGTGTGGGGGTCCGTACGTCGGCGGCATCGGCGACATCGGCGGCTTCAGCCTCACACAGACGAAGCACATCCACACGGGCGAGGGCGGCGTCATCGTGACGAACGACGACCGGCTCGCCGAGTACTGCCGGCGGTTCCGCAACCACGGCGAGAACGTCTCGGGCACCTACGGCGGCAACTTCCGGCTGACGGAGCTTCAGGCGGCTATCGGGAGCGCGCAGCTTCCGAAGCTCGCGGGCATCATCGCGCACCGTCAGCGGCTTGCGGCACGGCTCACGTCCAGGCTCCAGGAAGTGCCGGGCATCACGCCACCCGTTACCCGCGAAGGATGCGAGCACGCCTACTTCACCTACGCCATCCGCTACGACGACGAGATGTACGGCGTCAGGCGTCGTGCGTTCGTGGACGCGGTGAACGCGGAGCTTGGCGACAGGGTGCTCGTCGAAGGCTACGTCGAGCCGCTGCACCGCAACCCGGTGTACGGCCAACAGCACGAATCGCTTCCGGTTGTCGAGCGGCTCCAGGACTCGGAGCTGATTCGTTGCCGGATGGTGCGCGAGCCCCTTACGGAGGCGGACATGGACAGCATTGCGGATGCGATCGAGAAGGTGGCGGCGAACGTGGACAAGCTGCGGGCGAGGGAGGTCGCGTAATGGCCGTATTCTCCGACGACTTGTTGCTATTGCACATCCCGAAGGCCGGCGGTCAGTGGGCCAAGACGTACGCGAAACACCACGTCCCGGGCATGAACTTTCCGGAAGACCTGGATTACCCGTTTCCGATTGGGCACATCCCGCTGCGCGACATCGAGGCATTCACGGGCCGCCCGCCGTCTTCGTGGGCGAAGATCGTAGCGATCATCCGCGACCCCTACGAGCAACAGCTCAGCCAATTCCTTTACTGGCTCGGTCGCTACTACGAGGGCGGCCGACATGAGCACGACGTGTACACGTGGCAGTGTGAGCAGCGCGCGCTCAAGCGCAACGTGCCGCCGCTCGAAGAGTGGCTATCGCATCCCGGCTGCGACTTCCACGTGTGGTACGAGGAGCGCGTCGGCGTGAAGGTCAAGAGCACGGCTGGGCGTGCGGGCTACCTGGAGTTCGGCAGCTACTACCGATACTGGCTTGAAGTGGACGGCGAGATACCGGACAACGTCGAGATCGTGCGCTTCGAGCGGCTGAACGAGGACTTCCCGAAAGCCGTCGCCGAGTTCGCTGGCGGCGTGCACGAGCCCGGCGAGCGAGTCAACGTCGGCCCGCCGAAGCGCGGTACCCACTCCTACTACTCGCTGGTCGCGATGGAGCTAGTGGAACGGAAATTCACCTGGGCGTTCGAGAATCACTACGAGAAGTGGCCGCGTCCCGCGTGGACGGTCACGCACGGAGCGGTGTGATGGGCACTTACGTCATCGCCGAGATCGGCCAAAACCACAATGGCGACCTGCGTCTCGCGAAGAAGCTGGTCGACGTGGCTGCAATGCCGATCATGGACCACGCCTACGGCCGCGAGTTGCCGGGAGTCGACGCCATCAAGCTCCAGATGCGCGACATGGAATGGGAGCTATCGGCCGAGGCGTACAATGAGCCGTACGACTCGCCGCACGCCTTCGGCCGGACGTACGGCGAGCACCGCGAGGCGCTGGAGCTGTCTGTCGACGAGCACGAGGAGGTCTACCACTACGCGACCGAGCGCGGGCTCGGCGTGGTGGAGACCCTCTGCGCGCCGTCGTGTCTGAAGATCCTCGACCGCTTCACGCCTGCGCGGCTGAAGGTGGCAAGTCGCGACCTCACGAACCATCCGCTCCTCGGCGCACTCGCGGCCACAAGGCTCCCGCTGATCCTGTCGACCGGCATGTCGGACGAGCACGAACTCGACCGCGCGCTTGACGTCGTGACGAAGCATCACGAGAACGTCGCGATCCTGCATTGCGTGTCGGTCTATCCGGCCGATTATCCGCTGCTCAACCTACTGGCCATCGAATGGCTCCGCGCGCGCTACCCGTTCTATGACATCGGGTTCAGCGACCACTCGCGCGGCATCGTCGCGGCACCGGTGGCGGTCACGCTCGGCGCCACGATCATCGAGAAACACGTCACGCTCAGCCACCACATGAAGGGCTCCGACCACGCGGCCAGCCTCGAGCCCGTCGGGCTTTGGCGGATGACGCGCGACATTCGCAACATGGAGGCCGCGCTCGGCCGGCGGACGATGGCGAAACCCCCGGAGGTCGAATCGGCACGCCTCAAGCTCGAACGCTCGGTCGGCACGAAGCGCCCGCTACCCGCTGGCACGCAGATTGCCGAGGACGACCTGGTCCCGATCTCGCCCGGCACCGGTGCCCGCTGGACCGAGCGCGAGCGGTTCGTCGGCGGGTGGACCGTCAACGCCCTGGACGCGCGAACGATCCTCACGGCAACGATGTTGTTGCGCGCCGAGGGCCAGGGTATTACGATTGGTGCAGTAAGGCCGAGGGGCCGCATCTCGTGAGAGTCACGGGACGCGGCCTTTCGTTGTTGTAACGAGACAGATTCCGTAGGCGTCTCACCCGAAATCTCGTCCCTGTAGAGGGTCGCCTCGCGCGCCGGTCGCGGCGCAGTCGGGGGCGCGAGATAGGGAGGACGCCGAAGGCGCGGAGGCCGGACCCCGTCGGGGGCATAGCCGAAGCGAACAGCAGTGAGTCGAGCCCTCAAGAAGGCGCGGCGCTGCCTGCATCGGACCCACAAGAAAGCGTGGGCCGGTGGGCGGCAACCGCGCCTTTCGCGTTTCCCGTCTCCCGGTCCTCACCAGAACCGGAGAAGACGAATGTCCGACCTCTCACGGGCCCAGGAGCTCAGGGTCGAGCGCAGGCAGCTCGCCGAGCGCATGCGCGAGATTCTCGACGAGCCGGCAGGCGAGGACGGCCTGCTGAGCGCCGAGCAAGACACCGAGTTCGACCGGCTACACGAAGAGCAGGAGCGCCTGCACGGCGAGATCACGGATCTCGAGGCCCGCGACGAGGCGGCTCGCGAGCGTGAGGAGCGGCTGGCGGCGGTCGAGGCTGACCTCAGGGCGAGCCGTGGCACGAAGGCGGGCAGGCAGGACACGCGCGCCCTCGACCTGGACGACGAGGAAGAGCGCGAAGACGGGGCCCCCGAACTCTACGACCGCGCGTTCAACACCTACCTGCGCTGGGGCGTCGGGTTTATGTCGCCAGAGGAGCGGGGGGTGTTCCAGGCGGCCTACCGCGCAGACACACCAACGAGCGCGTTCACGCCCGAGTCGCGTGTGCAGACGGTCGCGCAGGACACCAAGGGCGGATTCCTCGTGCCGCAGGGCATGATGCAGTCCGTGACCCGCGCGCTGAAGCAGTTCGGCGGCCTACGTCGTAGTCGCGCACAGATCGTTCCGACCAGCGACGGTCGCGAGATCCCGTGGCCGACCTACGATGACACATCGAACGAGGGTGCGTTGATCGCCGAGGCGGCGACCCGTACGGACCAAGACGTGACGTTCGGCCAGGCCATCCTGCACGCCTACGGTTACACGTCGAAGTTCGTCAAGATCTCGTTCGAGCTGCTCCAGGACTCCGAGCAGGACCTTCCGTCGATGATCGGCGGCATCGCGGGTGAGCGTATCGGCCGTACCACGGCCAGGCACTTCACGACCGGCGACGGCGCGGCCAAGCCGTTTGGTGTCGTCACGCAGGCGCCGAGCGGCGTGACGGCCGCGTTCGCGACCTCGGTCGAGTGGGACGAGTTGCTCGACCTCAAGCACTCGGTTGACGTCGCGTACCGTGAGTCGGCGCAGTGGATGTTCAACGACGCGACGCTCAAGGAGCTGAAGAAGCTCAAGGACGGCGACGGCAACCCGCTCTGGCAGTCGAATGTCCAGACGCGCGAGCCGCCCTCGATCGATGGCGACCCGTACGTCGTGAACATCGCGATGCCGAACACGGCCGCGAGCCAGAAGGCGATCCTGTACGGCGACTTCAGCCACTACAAGATCCGCGACGTGGCCGGCATGACGCTCCGCAGGCTCGACGAGCGGTTCGCGGAGCAGGGCCAGGTCGCGTTCATCCTCTTCAGCCGCCATGACGGGGTGCTGGTCGACGCAGGCCAGGGTCCGATCAAGGCACTCACGATGGCCGCGTAAGGAGACACGACAATGGCTGACAACCTGATCTACAACGTCCTGGCGAAGAACGTCTTCACGGGCGCGACCGCCGGGACCGGCGCGAAAACCAGCGATTTCGTCGACATGCAGGGCGCGGACGGGCTCTACGTGCTGGCTCGGATGGGCGTCTCGGGTACGGGCGGCAACACGTTCCAGCTCGCTCATGCTTCGGCTACCAGCGAGAGCCCGTCCAGCCTCGGCTCGACGCTCCAGACGGGGAAGTTGACCGTCCGCATCGACGCCTATCGTCCCAGCAAGCGGTACGTCCGCGTGGCGGTAGCGCGCGGAACGGCGGCGGCGTTGGGCGACATCTGGGCGATCCGCTACAACCTGCGGCGTCGCTCGGCAACCGCGACGTCGGAGGTGGGTGGCTTCGTGGCGACGCCGACCTAGCAAGACGCTCAGCACGCCTGAGCCCACAGGGGATACTCGGCGGGTGGGTGCCAGCCCGCCCGCCGGGGCAACCAACAGGGAGTCTGAGACATGGCAGATAGCACCTACAGGCCGCGTGTCTATCGGGAGCGCGGCGGCTCGAAGTTCATCGCGGCGACGGGCGGCGAGATCAACGCCGATGGCGGCACGATCAACGTCAAGGCCGGCGGCGTCTTCGCGCAGGCGACCGGCAGCAAGTGGACCCGCCCGGTTCGCACCGCGACCCAGGGGCTCACGTTCACGGCTGGCGAGTCGGGGATCACCACGATCTTCCACGTCGCGAATCTACTGAACACTCTTCCGCTCGCGACGGCGGTAAGGGGCGGACAATATCGCGTCGTGCTCGGTACCGGCGCACTCGCCGCGACAGGTGGGGCCGGCCTGCGAATCAAGGCCGCGGGTAGCGACAAGATCCGCGGCAACGCCCTTACCTCGCCGACCGGGACGCCGCAGCTCACACTCGCCGCCGCGACGGATGCCATCGGCGATTTCGTGGACCTCTTCGCCGGTGGCAGCACCTCGTGGTACATCGTCGGGAGCCGGGGAAGCTGGTCGCTCGGCAACGCGACCTGATAGCCGATGGGTAAGCTCGCTCGCTCGTCCGCGTTCGACGTCCGCCGCGTCACCATCGCTGCGGGCGCGGCCACCACAACGCTTCAGCAGTCGGGGCCAGTGGATCTCGAAGGCTACCCGCTGCTCGGGTTCATCTTCACGACCGGTGGATGGGGCGGAGCCACGCAGATGTCCTTCCTCGCCGGCACGGGCACGGGCGGCGTGTTCGAGGAGGTGTTCGACGACTCAGCCGCCGAGGTGACGATCAACGTGGCCGCCGGTCGGGCCGTGGCGCTGACGGGGGCCGAAGCTGACGCGCTGGTGCCGTGGCGGATCATGAAGTTCCGGCGCGGCACGGCGACGAACCTCGCTACAGCCACCACGTCGGCCGCGTTCACACTCGTGCTCAAGACTTAGGAGAGCAACAATGGCAGCCAGTGCATGGACGATCGTCAACAGCGCCAAGGAGTTCATCGGCGACGGCACGATCGATCTCGACAACGACACGTTCAAGCTCGCGCTGTTCACGACAGGCTACACGCCCTCAGCGACGCAGCAGACGTTCGGCGCGATCGCGACGGACGAGATCGTTCACGCGTCCTACACGGACGGCGGTGAGACGCTCGCGGGCGTGACGTGGAGCCGCACGGCCGGGCAGGTCGTGTTCGACGCCAACGACGTGGCGATCACGTCGACGGCCGGCGAGCTGTCGGCCAAATACGCCGTGATCTACGACGACTCGACGGCGACGGCCGGCGATCCGGTCACGGACGCGATCCTCTGCTACTCGAACCTGAGTTCGACGGGTGGCGACGTCAGTGTCACGCAGGACAACACGCTGACGATCAAGTTCGCGACCACCGGCGGCGGCATCTTCACGGCCAGCTAATGAGTGAGGCGGCCACGCAACCGTGCGGCGTTGAGCAGCACTGCTGCTGGGTGGATGGCCGGCTCTGTCCGCATCTCGAAGAGTACACGGTAGCGGGCAGACGGTGGGCGTGCGGGCTGCTACGTAGGCTCGGCTCGTGGGTCGGCGTCTACAGGAGTGCGGAGTACCAGCGCGATGTCCGGCCGATGTGGGAACGGTTGGCGCCCGACCTCGATTGCGGCAGCTATCCCGCGCCCGGTATGACGTGCGCGACGTGTGGGGGCTCCGGTGGCTGACCTCGGAACCCTCGCGCTAGGCACGTTCACCAACGTCGCCACGACCGCGATCACGGGCGCGGAGCCCGTTCTTCAGGTCATCGCGAGCGCCGACGACGCCAAGCACGTCCACGACACCGCGAACACGACGCACACGGGCGTCGCGAGCTTCGCGCTTGGGGAAACACCCGGCGATCTCGACAACGTCGATACCGTGTCGATTCGGCTACGCTATGGCCTGAGCGGTGCGCCGGACAACAACGTCTGGGACTCGCTGACCGCGCAGATCGTCGAGTCTGACGGCTCTACGCCGCTCACCGACGAGGTCACGGTCGTTACCGGCGCGATCGAGGACACGAGTCCAACCAACTCGTCCGTCGTCGCGCTGACGAACCCGAACACGGGCGCGAGTAAGGAGACGTGGGACGCGGCGCTCGTTCTGATCCGCTTCAACATCTCGAAGAACAAGGGCGGCGATGCGGTAGAGGAGCGCGTCTTCGCGGCCGAAGTCACGGGCGAGTACAGTGTGGCGTCGCAGAACGTCACCGTATCGCCTGCCGCAGGGTCATTCGTCTACGCGGGCGCGGCACTCAGCATCGCCGAGACAGTCACCGTGCCTGCGGGCTCGCTCGCTTACGTCGGCGGGGCACTAACGCTCGCAGAGTCGCTTACCGTAGCGGCTGGCAGCTTGGCGCTCACCGGTCAGGCGCTCACTGTGCAGACGACCGAGCATGTGACGAGGAGCCCGGCTCCGGGTTCGGTCACGTACGCGGGCAGCGGGCTCACGCTCCGGCTGGACGTGGGTATCGACGCCGGTCAGGTGGTATGGACTGGCGTTGCCCCGACAATCGAGATAAGCGCGCCGACGACGGCAGGGCCGGGCGCGGGCTCTCTCGTCCTGACCGGACAGCAGCCGACCATCGCGCTGACCGAACACGTCACCGTGAGCCCGGCGTCCGGCTCGCTCGCGTACACGGGGAGCGGGCTCACGTTGCGACTGGCTGTAGGCGTTGAGTCCGACCGCTTGGTGTGGACTGGCGCCGCGCCGACGGTTGCGATAAGCGCCCCGCAGACGGTCAAGCCCGCGAGCGGATCGCTGGTGCTGGCAGCTCAGGCGCTAACGGTTGACGATTCGCAGACACTCAGCCTGGACGCGGGCACGCTGGCCCTCATCGGTCAATTGCCGACCGTCGAGATGACGGACAGCGGCCAGGTCGCGGCCATCCCGGCGGGGAGTGTCGCATTCGTGGGTATCGCGCCGCTCATCATCGCGCCGCTGACGATCGGGATAGGGCCGGGCGCGCTCAGGCTGACTGGCGGTGCGGTGAACCAGGAGGACGGGGACGAGGACGACTACTGGGATCGTGTTTCACACGTGGTGCGCAGGCGCCGCGTTTTTGGTTGACCATTCATCCGAGGGGAGAATGAGATGCGTGACATTCTGATGGTCGCGACCGTGCCGAACACTACGGCCGGTACGCTGCGCGAGGGCAAGCGCTACCACGTATCCGACGACCTGGCCGACCGGCTGGTCTCGGGCGGTTATGCGAGGGAGGCGTACGAGCCCGAGGCGGCGACCCGCGAGGCGCCGGAGAACGCCGCGAGGCGCACGGGCAGAGCAAGGGGCAGGAAGCCCCGCTCGGCGCCCAAGGTGGCCGAGACGAAGGACGCGGACGAGGCCGTGAGCGCCGAGACCGACGACGCGGAGGTGGGCGATGTTTGAGCGGCCCATCCCGCACACGGTAGCGATCGTCGCGATGGGCGGCTCGGTCTGCGATTACGTGGGCCTATCCGCCCAGCACGGCGGGCGCAACCACATCGCCGACGAGGTCTGGACCGTCAACGCGATGGGCGGCGTGATTCATCACGACCGCGCGTTCGTCATGGACGATCTTTCGGCGCTCGGCGCACAGAAGCGCAACGAGGGCCGCAAGGTCGCGACGGGGCTGATTGACTGGCTACCCACGCATCCCGGCCCGGTCTACATGCCGAGGGCCTACGCGGAGGTGCCCGGCGCGGTCGAGTACCCGATCGAGGACGTAGTGAACGCGATCGGGTTCCCGTACCTCAACAACACGGTCGCCTACGCGCTCGCGTTCGCGCTCTACCTGCACGACCAGCATGGGCTACCCGGCAAGGTCAGGCTTTACGGCTGCGATTTCACGTACCCGAACCGCGCGGTAGCGGAGTCGGGCCGTGCGAACGTCGAGTTCCTGATGGGCATCGCGGGCTCGCGCGGCGTCAACGTCGAGGTCCCGAACTCGACGACGCTCATGGACGCGCATCTACCGCTCGGTAAGCGGCTGTACGGCTATCACGAGCAGGTCGTGCCAGAACTCGGCAAGGATGGACGCTGGCATGTCCGGTTCCCGGGGCGCGAGAAGGCCGAGGAGAACGGCAAGGTTGTGGCGCTCAGGCCGAAGCTACAGACAGAGCCCGTCGCGGTGGGGGAGGATGCGTGAGTTGGGCCATCACTCGCATCAGCGGGCCGCTCGCGGAAGCCGTGAGCGCTACGGACGCGAAGAAGCATCTGCGCGTCGAGCACTCGGACGAGGACACGTATATCGCGGGTCTCGCGAAGGCCGCGCGCGAGCATCTCGAAGACACGTACAACCGCACGCTCGTCAACACGACCTGGGACTACTTCCGGGACTCGTTTCCGGACGGGCGCGGCACGATCGACTTGCCGCGCCCTCCGCTTGTGAGTGTCACGAGCGTGAAGTACACGACCGTGACCTCGACCACGGCGCAGACTCTTGCGGCCACGAGCTACATCGTCGACACGAACTCCGAGCCGGGCAGGATCGCGCTGAAGGACGGCGAAGCTTGGCCGACCGACGACCTCCGGGACGTGGGCGGCGTCGAGGTCAGGTACATCGCAGGGTATGCGACGCTAGCAACCGGGGTCCCGCAAGCGGCTCGTCACTACATCCGTCTGCTCAGTGGGCACTGGTACACGCATCGCGAGGCCGTAGGAGGGGGTGCGCCCGATTTCAGCCTTCGCTCGCTCGCCTCGCAGTTCGACGCCCGGAGGTATCTGTAGATGCCCCAACGGCTAGGCGAGTACCGCGACCGCGTCATCATACAGCGGCGAACCGACGTGCAGGACGCTGCCGGCGAGCCCCGGCCGTCGTGGTCGGAGTTCGCGAAGCGCTGGGCGAAGCGCAGGGTATTGGCCGGCGCCGAGTCGTTCCAGGGCGCGTCAGCCAGGCAGGCGGAGCACGCGGCCGAGTTCCGTACGCATGTCACGCGCGGCGTCGATACACGGATGCGTGTGCTGTATCCGGGCAAGGTTACGCACCTGGCGGGTGCCGTCACGAGCGCGACGAGCACGTCGCTGTCTGTCGCGTCGGCGGACGGGTTTCCGTTCGAAGGCGCCCACAGACTGCGTGTCGCCTCCGAGCTGATGGACGTCACGGCCGGGTTCGGTACCACGACATGGACGGTCGCGCGCGGCGTGGACGGCACGACAGCCGCCACGAGCTACGCGACCGGAACAAAGGTGCAGCACATGCAGCCGTATGACGTCGAGGGCGTGCACGTGGACTGGATGCGCGGCGCGGAAACCGTGATTGCTGGGAGGCTCTCCGATGGCATCGCCTAGGGTGCTCACTGGTGGAGCGTCGGTACGTGTCGAGGGGCTCGCCGAGCTGAACAAGGCGCTCGGCCGGCTGGACGCCGAGACGCGCGGCAATGTGCTCGGCAAGGCGCTGCTCAAGGCTGCCGAGCCTATCGAAGAAGAGTGGGCCAGGCTCGCTCCGCGTTCGGCCTCACCCGGCGGCACGACCGGCAAGGGTCACGCGGCCGATCACATTCGTTCGGTCGAGCGGCACGGCTCACGCGACGCGGAAGTCGATATCGGGCCCGAGTCGGATTTCTTCTACCTGGTGTTCGCCGAGTTCGGTACACCGCACCGGGCAGCCGTCGCGCCCGGCCGTAGAGCGGCCGACGCGAAGCTCAAGGAATCAGTCGAGGTGTTCCGCGATGAGCTTCGGGGGCGGATCGACCGTGCTGTACGCTAATGGCGGATACGGGCGCATGGCGCATCATCAGGAACCGGCTGACGACCGCGACGGGCGCGGACGCCTACTTCGATGGGCGCGTATATCCGGTCATGCTCCCGCAGAACGCGAAGCTGCCGGCCGCGACCTATCAGGTCGTGACGGCGCCGCGCGAACACGCGATGGGCGCCGATCCCGGCTCAGTGCACGCGCGTGTGCAAGTCGACGTCTACGCGGAATCGTATCTGGGCACGGCGAGCGGCAGGAAGCGCGCGACGGACGCGCTCAGCCGCTTCGCTGGTACGGCGTCGGGCGTGACGGTGCACGACATCTACATCGACAACGAGCGCGATGCGTTCATCGACCAGCTCGAGGATGGGCGCAGGAAAGTGTGGCGCAGGCCACTGGATTTCTTGGTGCACTACGAGGAGTGAAACATGGCCATCTACAGGAATGCAAAGTTCGTGTTTGCCGGCGTCGATGTGAGCGCGCATGTGCGTTCGCTCGCGCTGAACCGCTCGGCCGAAGAGCAAGATGACACGGCGATGGGCGACGATACGCGCTCGGCGGCTGGCGGGCTCGCTCGCTGGACGATCGAGTCGGAGCTGAACCAGAGCTTCGGCACGACGACGCAGGTCGATGCCGCCTTCGCTACCCGCGTCGGCACGGTGCAAACCGTGATTGTCCGGCCGTTCGCGTCGGCGACCGCGTTTTCGGACAGCAACCCGAAGTATTCGGGCTCGGGACTGCTCACGCAGTACGTGCCGCAGAGCGGGAACGTCGGCGACCAGTTCGTCATAACGGTGTCGATCGTGAGTGCCGGAACGCTGACACGTGCGGGCGCGACCGCGACCTAGTAGCTGAATAACCTTGAGCCGAGGGGCGACATGGGACTGAGAGACAAGGTGCTCGCGGCCGACGACCGGTCGTATACGGATGAGCACATCGAGGAGTGGGACGCGACGGTGCGCGTGCGTGGACTCAGCGGCATGGCAGCCGAGGAGTTCAGCCGCAAGCTGGGCGCCCAGAAAGATGAGTTGCCGGACAACCTGATGGCGGAGTTGCTCGTGCGCACGATCGAAGATCCGGAGACGGGCGAGCCCGTGTTCGGGCTGGACGACGTCGAGTTGCTCACGCGCAAGTCGTCGCGTGTGCTCACGCGGCTGTTCCGCACGGCGCAGGAGTTGTCCGGGCTCGGCGACCTGGACACAGCAAAAAAAGACTCAGGGGCGACCCAGGACGACGGTTCGCCCTGAGCCTGGCAGAAGAGTTGGGATACGCGAGCCCGTCGAGGATGCTAGCCGAGATGACAGGCGAGGAGCGGCTGGACTGGTTCGCGTACTACTCGCTAAAGGACGAGGAACGGCGTGACAGGGACTTGGACGCGAGAGGCAAGGCGAATCTCAGGTCGCGCAAATGACATAGACCCGAACCGGCAGAGCTAGGGACCACGTGGCGATCACGCTTGCAAACCTGCTAATCAAAGTCAGGGCCGACACGGCTACACTGGCGACCGATCTCAAGAAGGTTGCGGGTGAGGGCGCCACGCTCGGTAGGCGTATCGGGCAAACCGAGATCCCGGTCCGGAAGCTCGCTGTAGGGCTCGCGGCCGTGGTCGCCGCAGGCGCCGGCATCGCCGTCGTCTCGCAGCGGATATTGGCGCTCGGCGCGTCTGTCGAGGAGACGGCGAATAAGTTCAACGTCGTCATGGGTCGGGCGGCCGACGAGATGCGCCAGAAGCTACAGGAGTTGACCAAGACCATCCCGCTCATGCTGGGCGAGATGGAGGCGTTGGCGGCCGGCATCCAGGACATGCTCGTACCGCTTGGCATCGCGCGCTCGGAAGCGGCGAACATGTCGGTCGACATGGTCAAGCTGGCCGGCGACCTTGCGTCGTTCAACAACGTGGCCGCGTCCATCCCGCTGGATGCGATCAAGTCCGCGCTCGCCGGTTCATCCAGGCCGCTCCGTCAGTTCGGCGTCGATGTATCCGATACGCGCCTGAAGGCGCTCGCGCTGTCCGAGGGCATCGTCCGGGTGGGCGAGGAGTTGACGTCTGCGGCACGTGCCCAGGCGGTCATGATCGCCGTCCAGCGTGACTCCTCCGACGCGATGGGCGACGCGGCGCGCACGGCCGATTCCGCCTCGAACCAGCTCCGGTTCATGCAACGTGACGCGCGCCAACTCAAGGAGGACCTAGCGGTCGCGCTGATCCCGGCTCTCTTGGAGCTCGTCCGTGGACTCCGTTCGGCTATCGAGCGGGCGGATGGGCTGGCCGAAGCGCTCCGTGAAATCACGGTGGCGTGGCTTGATATTGCTGGCGTCGTCAACCAAACCACGACCATCGAGATCGCCGGCATCACGCGCGCGCTCAAGGACATGACCGAGGCGCAGAAGGAAGCATTCCTCCTCAGCCGGTTGCGGGGTGCGGCCGCTGAGTACAACAGGGTCCACGCCGAGGTCGAGCGGCTCAACGCAGCCGTTATGGAGATGACCGGGCCGGCGGGCGTTGGCGGCACGCGCTTGATGTCGACAGTGGCCGAACTCGACGAGTTGCAGCACCAGCTCGAAGCCGCCGGCCAGGTGATGAACGAAATCTCGCGGCTGATGGTCACCGCCAGCGGGGAAATGGCCTCGGGCTTCGACGAGACTGCCACCGCAGTCGGGCGCACCGCCGACGAGTTGGACCGTGCCCACCGTGCCGCCGAGCGGATGCGTAACATCAACGTGCGGATCACGCCGCCGGGGACAATTGGCAGGGACCCCCTGGTCACGCGAGATGGCCGCAGACAGTTAGTTAGGGGCGGCCCCCGCCTCTCTGGTCTGCCGACAGTGGAGGACCTCAGTGGCGGTATACGGCCGACGACGTTTAGTGCTGATGGCTTGCCGTTCGCCGAGGTCGACGCCTTCGCCCACTCGCTCGGCAATGTCGCGTCTGAGGCGCGCGGTGCAACCGACAGCGTGTCGTCCATCGTGCGCGGCTTCGAGATGCTCGACATGGAAGGCGGC